TCTGGGGGTTGATCGCAAGAGGGGCGACCAGACTTCCAGCGGTCACAGCGCCCGTTACATCCACCGAAGTCAGGGTTCCAACTGAAGTGATAGCACCCTGAGCGGCTGTCGTCACCGTACCCGCCGTAGTGGCCGTAGCGGAGTTACCCGTGCAGGCGCCTGCCGTAGTGGCCGAGGAAGCAAGACCGGTCAAAGGACCAGTAAACACCGTGGCCTCCAACGAACCCGTACTGGCATTGTAAAGCAACGCACCATCAGTCTTCGGGGCCAGATCGCCCGTAGCGGACTCAAAGACACCCACGAAACAGGTCGTGTCAGTCGTGTCAGCGACCGTGATATCAGTCGGTGTTGGGGCTGCGGCCCACTTCAATCCATGAGCAGCCACGGCGCTGTCTGCCGTCAGAACATGATTGTTGGTCCCTGCCGCCAACCGGCCAACTGCATCAGCAGCCGTACCAACAAGCAAATCACCCAAAACATCAACAATGTCGTTCTGAACAACACCGGGTGTGGTGTTAACGAACGCTTCGACATCATCGAAGTTCGTGTTCATGTCTGCTGCGACGATAGTTGTCCCAGCGGCGAATGTGTTTGTAACAGCGAGCGTTGCCATTTATCTGAGTCTCCTTGGCGTGTAAGTGAACGCCAGCGCGTTGACTTCCCAATGGTTGTTTGTGGAAGGACCGCTAACCTTCATACTAATACTTCTTCCTGTCCCAAGTGTGGGCAGATTCTGCACATTTGCGGTCAAACTAGAAGAGATTGCGTCCCATTCAGCAACATACGCTGAAGCAGCGTCGGCGTCATCCCATTTGGCCGTATCCCAACGAGATTGGGATACCTTCCCAGTGACCGACAGTTCAAAAGCATTCGACTGTTCCGACTTATCGAAATCTTTGTAAATCAGGATCGGCAAAGTAATCGTAGATTCAGCCGACAGCACCACTCTGGGGCGCCCCCACCGCTTCTTCACAATAGGGTCACGTCCTGTAACCCAGCGGGTTACGAAATAGGACACGATGTGGGCCTCAGTGGCACCGACATACCTGTCGCTCGTTCGATTCTGCGCATCCTCCACATCTACGAGAACCCCAGTGTTGGCGACACAACCGCCGTAAACGGTTGATGTCGCATTCGGAGGGTTATACGCATACAGAGGGCCAACGTCAATATCGGTTGTCACCCATGCACCACCTTCCCCCATAGTGGGATCGTAAATCAGGGTGCGGCGGGCAGTTACACCATCCTCCAACCAATCCACGGATACATACAGTTTGTTGTTTCCCCACGCCAACTGCGGGGGATTAGTCTCTAGGTTTCGTATGCGCCCATCATCAATCGCTGGTTGCAGTTTAGCAAACAGCCATATGAAGCGCTCCCCGTCGTATGCGTAAACACCGTTATTGGCGTACCAGAAGAACGTTCCGAATGTGGTGGAAACCGGGGACGAGAGAGGAATTGATCCAACATCGTTAGTCAGGTTGACGACTTGGAAGGAATCAGAATCGAAACCGTAGATGGCGTGAACACTGTTGGATTTGAAAACCAGCAATCTGTCCCCTGCGGGGACAAGACCGGTGATGTAGTCTCCGCGTTCCCCTATATCAATATCTACGTAGTCGGCTGCCGCCCACTTCTCCGGGTCGTTACTGTTGCTCCAACGCACACGAGAAGGATGCGACGTTCCTGATTCGACAGTGTTGGCTGTCCACGCAAAGTTGTTCCAGAAGGTCACGTACTGGCATTGCGGGAAATTGCCTGCCGAACCGTTCAATACGAGGCCAAGATCCGCAGCGGTGGAACCATTCCATCTGAATGAAACCTTGTCGCCCGATACCCCGTAAGCGACATTGTTCATTGTCGTGCCGTACACGCGCGAACCTGCGGTTCGCACAGTGATGCCAGTCAGGTCAGTGAAATTGCCTGAAGTCGCATAAGCGACAGCGGTGCCATGATTGACCATGATCTGTGAGGTTCCGCTATCGGTAAAGAACCCCCAGATGCCTTTGATGTCTGCACTCAGGGCTGTGGTGTTGAGGCGATCCACGCCGTCGCGTTGACGGATGCCGCCGCGAGGGTCAACAACCACATTCAACAAATCCGGGGATTCGTTTTCTGCAAGATTGAACTGGTCTGAACGGAGGTTCAGGCCACCAGTGAAGGCTTCTAATACCTCTAGTTTGAATTGGCGGGCCATCGTCCGCTACCAGATGACGCCACCAGTATTGGCGTAGCGCAATGCGCCATATCCCGCCAAATACCGTGACGATGAGCGGCTATTGGCAATCATCGGCTGAGGTGCCGGAACGTCAGCGTATCGTCGGGCCACATTGTCCAAATCCGCTATGAACTGGGACTGATACTGATTTGCCATCACCGGATCTTCCTGCTGCAAATACGCTTTTCCAATAGCGTAAGTAACAAGTATCGCATGGAAAGGATCTGGAAGATCAGGTTCCGTACTATCGGACACGCCGGTACCGAACGCTGAAGCATCCCGCAAACCACGGACATGAATGGTTTGTACCCCGTCAGGTGTGGGATACAGGCGCACGGTATCGTTCCAGTAACTCCAATTCCACGGTGAACCAGACGAGGCAACATTCAACGGGTAATTGGAATCAGCATTGTCTGAACCAATGAACCCAATGATGTGATCGTCGTTACGCAATGCAGCGACTTCACGTAAACCCTGTGTAACAGAGGCGCCTACAGTGGCGAGCGTGTAGTCCTTCTGACCAGCGACAGTGGAGAACGTGGTGGTTGCTTCAAAGAACGGCCACCGCTTCTCACTGTAGACAATCAGGTCGTATCCTTGACCAAGGATGTTGTCCATCACCGTGTCAGAAATATCGGTAGCGTCGATATCCACGATGGAGCGTACTTGTGTGCGCATTTGGGCAATGGTCATTGCCGTCATTGATTGGCTGCCTTCTGCCGGGTATGGCCGATGCAGAGGATAGACCCAGCCACGGGACGCGCTTTGCAGGGCGCCCCGTGGCGGGTCATCTCGGAACAGAACTTGTCGCTAGAAATGGGAGGTTCACTCAAGTCGCCGGTCACACCGGGCACCATCCTCGCGCCAGAGCGTGAGCCGGGTGCGTAATGGGATGGTGCGGAGCCGCGTGAGCCTGCTGGTTCAGCATTCCTGCTGTAAACAAGAGCGATTTCTCGTGACAAGTTATGCCCCTAGTTAGTCGGTAAGTCCGTAAATCATGCCCTGACGAGCACGGTTACTTGTGGTCAACTCGCCGTAGCACAGGATCTGTGCGTAGCGTGCATCCTGATTCGTGGGCCGAACGAACGGAGTCGTCTGGAACCATGTTTCAGTATGAGCAACCAGTCTGATGTACTTAGTGTTCAGGAAGAACATCTTAGTATCCAGATTGGTGTCGCTGTCAAAGGTAACAGGGGCGCCCTTGAAGAGCAGATTCTGGAAGCCAGCATCTGCCACACGGGCGTCTGTGTACCGCAACTGCGGCTGGAGTAGAGCCTCGTAAGCCTCGTACTCGTCCTGATCGCTGATGATTATGGTCGGCTGGTCGTTACCAACAGACACGTTGTTGTAAGTCTTCGCCATAGCGGCAATCGTGAGAACGCCAGCCTGATTAGTCAGGTCTGACCTCCACCAGTCATTGGCTACATCGGTGGCATCAATGCCGCCAACGGTTAGCCCGGTCCCAACCAACTTGTTGAGGCCGTTCATGTCCTTGGAAGCGTTGCCAGTACCATCACCCCAGAACATTGTGTTCATGTTCTGAATAATGGTTTCCTCAGCCTGCATGACCTTGCCTTCCAGCAGGTCGATGATCTCGGCTTCGCCGTTATTCTTGGCTTCCTCAATACCGTTAATCGTTACGCTGGCGGCGTACTGCTTCCACGAATACTCAGCAGCGGAAATGCCTGTCTGAGCCGTGATGGCAATAGTGTCGTCACCCGCGTAAGAACCAGCGGTTGAGTTTGTCCCGTAGATGATCGGAACAACAATCTTTGCGCCCCCACTGATGCGCCGAATGGTCTGTCCATTGGTTAGCGCATAAAACAGCGGTCGGGCAGTAAAGACGTTATCCGCCAACTTGGGGATGTAATTCTTCAGCGTGGTGCTGAGAATCTGATCAAAGTCTGCGTTTCCAGCAGCCATGATTATCTCCTATGTGTTAGACGTTGGATAGTTCTTCCTGCGCCAGCACAAAAGCATCGCGTAAAGAGTTCACAGCGGTAGAAACATTGCTAGACACTGTTGATTCGGTACTCCCGACCGTGGATTCAACCACGTTCGCAGCCCGCTTCTCATGCACAATGTCAGCGTTTGCGGCCTTATCACTCATATCACCGTAAGTCATGTGAGCGTAGGCGGCCTCAAGATTGCCGATGTTGTGCTTTAAAGCGTGGCTATAAAGTGCCCGCTCATCTATGTCAGCCTTGAATTTCTCCCGAAGTCCCTCAACTTCGCCGTGCATGTTGTGCTGTCTTGCCGCTCGATTATGTTCTTCAATGGAAGATTCCATTCGTCGCAAGCGAACTTCTTCTGGGTCCAAATCTTCTTCCGGTTCAGTCTGGTTGTTGATTTGGTTGCCTCCAGCAACCCCGAAAGCATCAGCCAAAGCCGAAACCGCTTCCTGTGGGTTTGCCTCTAATGCTTGGACGATTGCCTCTCCTTGAGCCAATCTCTCGCGTTCGGATGCCAACTCCTGCGTCTTACGGGTGTAATCCGCCTGTCGCTGATATCCATTCTGAAGTTCATCCAATGTGACTTCAAGCACCTCGCCGTCGATCTTGACGCTGTACCTGTCACTTGTTGAATCTGCTTCCATAGCCATCGGAATCCTTTCGGGTATTCCTACTCAAAGGGACATGGTGTCCCATTACAAGTTAGGCAACTCCACACCCATCTGGTTTTGAAGTTGTGCTAACAGTTCAGGAGGCACCCCTCCGGTTGCCTCAAAAGCCTGATTCGGCATTGGACCCGCCCCGCCACCCATAGGGGGTGGGGGCATACCGGGTTGACCACCGAATGGGTCTGGGGCCGCTCCGGCCTCAGCCTGCGCAGCCTCCATGTCTTGCGGAGTCTGCTGCTTAATCAAAAACTTTTCAGGATCAGCGACACCGAAACCGAATTGGAGAACGTGTTTGACCAGTTCACCGGGATCAACGACGACGCCTACAAGTGGCCCCAAGGCGTTCATCAAAGAGATGGCTTCCTGACGGCGGGCCGTTTCGTTAAGCGGCTGCATCGAACCGCCCTGAATGTTGTAATCGTATTCGCCAATAATGTCGTCACGGCTGTAAGCGACGAAGTACTGTTCATCATCCTTGCCGGTTACACGAACCATCTGCGCTTCAGTCATGTACTGCTGCATTAGTTGCATGACCATGCGAGCCACCGTGGATACAACAAGTTCCACTGTGGCTAGTTTGTCGGCAGAACGGGCGTTGCCAGCATCAGCAATAATGCTTGCTTCCGTCGCTGTACGACGAATCTCTGGCATCTGACCACGCGAATACTCGGAGATACCCGACACCGTGTTGATGTCACCCTCAATGATTTGAGACTGCTGATAGATTTCTGGAGACAACGGGGTCTGCGGCAGGGGTGCCACGACACTACTCAGATCCCGATTTTCGTCAATGACAGGAACGAATCGACCGTCATCATCGGATTCCAAAGCCTCGCGGCCCTCTGGACCAAACGACCTCTCATGGAACAGGTACTTGCGGGCGTAACGCTTCCGATGGTTCACCATCTGCGTTCGTGTCTTATTCAATTCTTCCTGCAACGATTCGATCTGCGACAAGTCGCCTATCGGATAGAACACGTCAGGAACGTCATAGTTTCGTAGCATCACGAAAGGATGCCCGAACGCATACGGCATCGGTGTGGGGTCCAGCAGGTAGTCGTCACCCGAACTAGCGCACA